TGCTCTTCCGATCTTGTCAATTAACTGTTGCAACGACGTATCGTTTTTGTCGCAAATTTCGTATCTGCCTTCTTCAATTTGTTTCAGCGAGTCTTCCAAGAATTCAATAATGTTGGATGTTTTTTTGGCTGAACGCAAAGTAATCGGGCCAATCAAACCATGACGGCCTTGATACGTTTCAGAAAAGTCATCCGCCGCGTCAACAATCCGGTCATAGAAAATGTTAAGTGCCTCGTGCTTGCTAAAGCTGCGGGTGTTCAAGTGCACACTGTGCGCCACGTCACGAGCTAAAAACAACAACCCTACAAAATCAGCAGCTTTCATTGTTGCATTCCTTCAGGTGGCGGCATCATTTCTTCTTGCATCGGCATCATTTCTTGCTCTTCACGCATATCAGGCATTTGATTCATCATGCCGTTTGATTCCATCGCCGCAGCGACTACACCCATAGCAATGTCTTGAATTTGTTGCTCAGTCATGCCAGCTTGCACAGCTGAAATACGCTGTGTTTCGGCCTGATACGCTTTAATTTCAGCCTCAAAGTTTTTGCGTTCCATATCTTGCGCTTCAATGGATTTACCCACGTTTTGCAACATCTGGTACATCTGCTCCATCTCTTGACCCATTGCTTGCATTTGCTGTTCAGCCGCTTGCAACTCTGGCGACTTGTCGCTGTCTTCCATAAGTTTAGGATCAATAGTTTTGGCAAACCGCTTGGCCATCTCTTGAGCACCAGGCCAGTCCATATTCTTGACAAACAAATCGCCAGCCACAGCCCACAAACTGGGATTGCCCTGCAACAGTTGAGCCATTGCTTCCAAAGCTTCTTGGCGCTTGGTTGCGTACCCTGGGCCAGTTGCCACCACCACGTCGTACTTGCCGACGTTGGGGTTGTAAATCTTGTCGATCACAATGTCTGGATTATTTGCATCAGTAATCTTCTTAACTGGCTCTTGCTGAGATGGGTCAATCTTGACCATCTTAGTTTCGCCGTCCAAGCCAATGATGCGAGCCACACGCTGTGTGTCGTAAATCTTAGGGATCAAGTCCACTAACTGGCGCACAATGTGACGCACACCACGGGCTAAGTTGTCACCGTAGTGGTACGTGCCCACATCACCCTCACGCTGGCGAGCCAAAATTGCCTTGCCTGATCGCTCGTTTGAACCCATGCCCAAAGAAGCGTTGTATTGGCCAGTGGTGCTCTTGATGTCTTCAGACGCGCCTGATTTGGCTTGCAACAAACCGCTAGAAGCCATTGGTGGCTGCGCTCGAGCTGGCAACGGCAACATGCCGCCTGCGCCATCTGTAACGTCTGGATTAACTTCCAGATACGGCCAATTATTGGTGTTGGCGGTCTTCCACTGGTTCTCGTAACCCTCAAACTGGCCACCATAACCAATGAACGGCGCTTTAGGCGCCAATGCCAGCATTTCTGCTTCTTGGCTTACCCAGTAGTTGTACATGCGCTGGGCATCTTTGGCGTTACGCACAAGACCCGACACATACAAACGGCCATCAACCTCAAACTCATTGCCAACAATACGAACTACAGGAATGTATTTACCCGCCCAATCACGTTCTTCAAGAATTTCATAGCCGTTAATCTTGCAGTATTTAACTTTGACGCGATCCGATTCGCGAGTTCTTTTAGGCTTGCCATAAATTTCTTTCAGTTGTCTATCTTCTGGAGTGCCTTCAAATGCAGTCACATTGCCAGGGTACAAGTTAAGCGTTGCGCGGTCGTAATCCAAATAATAGTAATCAGCTACGCGGATGGTGTCTTCAGTCAACCATTGACTCAAGTTTTGGTCGCCAACACCCAGCGTTTGCAAGGTAGTAATAGGCGCAGAGTCAGGGTACATGCGTTCATAGTCACCGCGGGAAATGTCTTCAGTAATAAAACACCACCTAGCATCCGCACCTGTTGGGTCTTGAATCGTTGGATCCATGTAAACCGAAAAGCTATTACGTACGCGGCCAATCTTGATGTCTTGATCAAACGTGTTTTCGTCGCAGTACTCAGTCAGGATGCGGATGTAACCTTCGCCGTAGGAGACTTGGTTTTCGCAGGCCGTGTCGTAAGCAACGTCGGCGTCGCTGATGTATTCAATGTGTCTGACCATTCCATTGAAGATTTCTGCAACTTCAATATCTGCGTGGTCGTCGGCTGGAATAACTTTGCCACTTGGGCGGTTTTGCCTTTGGTCATTTGTTACTTGTCTCACGTGTTGCGGTAGCTTATTGATCGTCAAACACGGCCTAGCGTTAATTGTCTGCCCTTGCACCGCGCCGCGTGTAGCCAGTACATCCGCAGGCCACTGCCAATGGTTGTCAGGAGACCCCGCGTAGAACTTCAAATCGTCAATTTCATCTTCACGACTCTCAGACAATGCAGCAATTGCCATGTCCAAACGTGATCGAGCAGTCGCCAAGACATTGGATGTCGTGTCCTTTTGCTTGCCGCCGCTGGCCACAGCACCTGCTGCGGCAATGCCTGTGTAATCTGCCATTATTTTTTCTTCGCAGTTTTAGCTGACTCTTTAAATGCTTTAGCAGTTGGCGCACCTTTGTCGCCAGGCTTTCTCATCTTCTCGCCAGAGCCTTCTTTGATCCGCTCGCGTTTTGCGGCGATATTACTGTACAAGCCAGGTTTAGTTGCCATTTTATGCTCCCATCCATCCTGTAGAAACTGCGCTTTGAGAAGAAGATCGCCTTATTGTAGGCTCCTTGTATTCTCTGTGCGCCACAGGGAAGGCAAACGTAACTGCAAGTGCATCAGCCGCATCAGGAGAAGCTAAACCTCTTGCTCGCATCTCTTTCTTGCCTTCCAAAAATATAGTGCCTGAAGAATTTGGCTTCTTCGTCGGCCCAGTAAAATCAGCTTTCAATTGCCGATCTAATGGAATGCTAGCAGATTTCAGCCAATTACGCATCTCATTCCACATCTCTGCCCGCTTATTTCCAAATGCCTGCGAGTGCTTGGCCTTGCCGCCAAAATTCACACCCCGCACTTTATAACGCTGCTCAGTCAACCTGTCCAATATTCCATACCCCAAACCACCCTCATCAATCACAGTCAAAGTTGGCTTGTATTCCTCAATCGCCTCAATCACCCTGCCCACAATCTCCATAGTGTCTTCACCCTTATAGCGCTTAATGGCCACAATGTCTCGCCCCTGCCTCACGACAATCACCGTCGAATCTGCGCCACCACGAGCTGGGTCAACCCCCAAAATGATCGGCGCCGTCAAATCCTTGTACCTCGGCCTCTTCATGGCATCATCAACAATCATTGGGCTGATAAATTGGTCTTCGCCAGCTGAAGGAAATTCTCCATAAACCTCAACCTTAGCCTGACTGCTGTCCTCGCCATATTCAGCAATGATCTGAGCATAAATCGACTTGTCAGTGTCTTCAACCGTCCTAGCATCAACAATTTTTGATGTCCAAAAGTCCCGTTTGGCATGAAAACACTCAAAAAAATAACCCTCATTGCGACGTGGGTTAGAAAATGCAAACCAATACCTGTCTGGCGTATTTTCAGTAAAGAATCCAGCCCCAACCTCCCAAATCGGGTTAGGAATACCGCTAGATTCATCAAAAATCAACATCATGCCGTCCTGATTGTGCACACCAGCGTAAGAATCAGGGTTCTCAGCACTCCATAACTTGCCCTCACAAGACCAATAACGCGTACCTTTACGCAAATCACGCTCCACCAACTCAGTCAACCACTGCGCCGGTACAAGCTTGGTGGCCGAAATCTCCCACCAATGGCTGTTAATCAACATGGCCGCCCATTTAGTCAACTCAGCCCAAGTAACTGAGCGCAACTGGTTTTCGCTGTTGGCACTAACCACCACCGATCCACCAATCCTTGTCGTCAACATCCACAAAATCAACCAACTGACCAAAGCAGACTTGCCAATGCCTCGGCCAGAAGACACCGCCATGCGGATAGTGTCATAGTCAACCAAGCCCTTTTGCTTCTTAATGTGATGCGTGATGTCGCGCAGCACTTCCCTCTGCCACTTGCGCGGGCCAGTGAACTTCTCCAGCGGCGTATTCTTCTGACCCCAAGGAAAAGCAAATAAAACAAAAGCTTCTGGGTCATCAGCAATGGCCGGCGACCAGAGTTCCACCATCAGTTTTTGCTCTTCTTCAGATTTGTAAATTGTGGTTTGCATTAGTGGTATATCTGATAGAATGGGGGTATGACATTATCACCCATCGTCAATACTGACATCAAGATGCCAGTCAAAATGCTTAACGCACTTAGCCTGCATGAGACACGCTGTGTTGTTACTGGCTGCAGCGAAGTCACCGAACAATCAGTCAAAGCATTTTTGTCTGATCGGTACGGTGAAGATTTTGCCAACACTTTTGATCCAAAATTCTTGTTCAATAGCCAAGGCGCTTGAGTAATTCATTACTGATCACGCCAGAGTAAGGCTTCATTTGTAAAGCCCTTAAATCGGTTGCGCGTGGATTTTTGACATCTGGTATGCCTCGGGCTTTGGCCGCTTCAGGCAGCAATTCAAAAATGTTAAGGTCTTCAGCTAAAGTACCTAACCCTTGGCCAGGCACTCCCCGCGGATAAGATGGATGGCCAGACTGCATCACCATTGGATTGCCAGCAAAAATCTCACCCACATTCATCACGCCACCCTCTTGTGCGGCCAACTGCGCAGGGTCAGACACCGCCAACCTTGCGCCACCAATATTCAAACCACCTTGATTGCGGAAGTCAACGTCCATCATCGCCTTGATAGCCTTACGCGTCTTGTCTGGTGCATTTCTAAACTGCTGAACACTTGCCGGATCAGACACCCCAGACCAAGTAGGGATCAATTTTTTAATTGATCTATCTAATTGCTTTTTCTGCGTCTTATTCATGGCGGCATCAGCATAAGACAACATTGTCTCGCCAGTCATGGCCGCAAAATCACCACCCGTGGGCGCCATACGCCACGGCATATACAACGGGTCTACTCCAGTAACTTGCTTAATCTCAGCAGCTTGTTGCATCAATTGCTTAACTGGGCCTTGCGCACTAGCCCAAACTTGGCCAGGATTGTTAAACATGTAATCCTGCCCACCCATCAACTCAACCGGCCTGTTAAATTGAACCTTATCAATCCCCATTAACTTACCACCAGCCGCCGTGCGATCGGCCATACTTGTTATAAACGGCCGGCCCTCAAAATCAGCCAACGATACAGTAGGTGCATTTTGCGCATTTGGGTTTAATTGAATGTCGCGGGTCATCTCGCGTATTCTTGCCTGCTCCAAAACCCTTGGGTCATATCTTGGATCAAATTCGCCAAAACCACTGCGACCTTGTTGCGGAAGCATTCTTGATGGCTGTCCCGCCATACCCTGCAACACCTCAGCTGGCATCCCACCACGCTCCATCATCTGAGGAATCACCCTCTCGGCATACCGCTCACCAGCTCGGCCACCAGCCAGCGCCGCTTGCCTTGCAGCTCTCGCCGCCTCCAAAGTAGCCATAGTCACAGGCTTTGCTGTAGGTGCTACCGCCATAGCCGCTTCTAAAACTTCTGGCCTTACCCGCGTTGTTCCGCCCAGCCCACCAGAACCAGTTGTCAATGGCTCGCCATAAGAAAGCCGATCCAATGTCTCGCTAATCGCAGGAACCGATAAAAATCTTGCCGCACCCTGCATCTGCTGTGTGCGTTCAGGCGCATAACTCTGCGCCAAAAAATCAGCCAGCGCGCCCAAATACTCATTGCGCGGCACAGGGCCAATAGAGTCTTGGTAAGCCAACCGATTGGCTGGGCGCTGGGTGAGGGCGTTGTTGTAAATCGGCATT